AATTCGCGGCCGTCTGGGCGAGACTGTCTCAGCCCCGGCCCGTGTCCGCTTCAAGTTTTCCCGTGACGCTTCCGACGTGGAGGGATCATGAGCCAGGCGAACGCACTCGACAACGTAATCAGTTTTTTCAACCCTGAGGCAGGGGCAAAGCGAGCACGCGCTCGGCTTACTTTGGATCAGGCCCGGCGCTATGAAGGCGCAGCGGGTGGCCGTAGAAATGAAGGATGGAGAACGCCGAGCACTTCTGCAGATGCTGCACTAGGCCCCAGCCTGCAGCGGCTCAGAGATCGTTCACGCGATCTCACGCGGAACAATCCGTTTGCAGCGCGGGCCGTGCAGGTCTTGGTCAACAATACCGTCGGCGGTGGTGTGCTTGGTCAGGTGAACAGCCGCAACCGCACCCGCGCACAGCGTTGGAATCAAGCCTGGGAAACCTGGGCGCGCAACCCTGAAAACTGCGACCATGATGGCCGCTCTGATTTCTGGGGATTGCAGGCGCTGGTTTTTCGGACTGTCGTTGAGGCGGGTGAGTGTTTGATCAGAAAGCGCATCGACCCGACCTCAGATTTTCCTCTCAAGCTGCAAGTCTTAGAGCCTGATTTCATTGATGACGCCCGCGCTGATGGGCTTACTTCTGACGGTGGCTATATCCGGCAGGGCATTGAATACAACACCCGCGACCAGCGCGTGGCGTATCACCTGCACCGGCAACACCCAGGCGATCGGGTTCTGTCCATTCACAAGTATGAAACAGTTCGGGTTCCTGCAGATGAGATCATCGCGGTCTATCGCCGCGACCGTCCAGGGCAGGGGCGGGGCGTGCCCTGGGGAGCTCCAGTGATTTCACGACTGAGAGATTTTGATGACTTCTCAGACGCGCAGCTATTAAAGCAAAAAATCTCGGCATGTTTCACCGGGTTCGTCATCGACAGCGAAAGCCAGGACACAGGCGGCGCGCCACCACTGGCCGAGTCTCTAGAGCCTGGCAGCATCGAGATCCTGCCCGCTGGTAAGGATGTGCGCTTTGCGTCACCTCCCAGCGTGGGCGAGTTCGACAGTTTTAGCCGGGCGATGCTTCTGCAGATCGCGGCAGGCTATGGCGTGACCTACGAGGCGCTCACCTCAGATCTGAGCAATGCAAACTATTCGGCGGCCCGTATGGGTCACCTTGAGTTTTCGCGAAATGTCGATTGCTGGCAGAAACAGATTCTGATCGCTCAAATGCTTGGCCCTATCTGGGGCTGGTTTAAGCAAGCCGCCGAGATTGTTGGAGATCAACCGAGCGACGTGCGGATGCAGTGGACACCAGCCCGTCGCGAGCTGATCGATCCACAAAAAGAAGTCGGCGCAATTATCGAAGCGGTGCGCGGTGGCTTGATGAGTCTGTCCGAAGCGATCCGCCGCTCTGGTTATGAACCGGGCGAGGTGATGGCAGAGATCGCCCGCGATGCCGCCATGCTCGACGAATTGGGGCTTATTCTGGACACAGATCCCCGCAACGTAACAGCGGCCGGAATGCTGCAGATGGAACAAACCCAGGAGATTGAAGCCAATGAATGATCCAAATCTTGCGGCGGAACAACCGCAGGCAAGTAAAGATAAGATGCAAACGGTTAGAAATGAGCGAATGAGCGAGCTTTTACAAACTAGAGCTCAATTCATCCCGTCATCTGTGGATGCTGAGACGCGCAGCGTTGAGGTGACATGGACAACGGGCGCGCCTGTTTTGCGTCGGAATCTCGGCGGTTCCTATTTCGAGGAGCTGTCACTGGGCGACGCCGTCAATATGGAGCGCCTCAACAGTGGGGCGCCCCTACTCAACAGCCACAAGGCCGCCGACCTCTCCGACATTGTCGGCGTTGTCGAACGTGCTTGGACTGACGAGAAAGAGGGCCGCGCTGTTGTGAGGTTCTCTGATCGTGCTGAGGTCGAGCCAATCTGGCGCGACGTTCAGAATGGGATCATTCGCTCAATCTCTGTCGGTTATTCCGTCGAAGAATTTACGCGCATTGATTCCAAACGTGAGGGCGACCCTCACACTCTCCGGGCTACTAGCTGGACTCCGCACGAGCTCAGTTTGGTGCCCATACCTGCAGATCACTCTGCTCAAATCCGCGAGCTGGAAACAGCTCAGGAACCACCGACCGAAAAGGAACCATTAAACATGGACGACACCCGTGAGATGGAGCAGGCGGCGCCCGTCGAGGCTGCTGTTACTGCTCCCGATAATTCCGCAGCGATCGAAGCTGCAATCAAATCCGAGCGCCAGCGTTCGGTTGACATCCGTCATTGCGTCCGGGCCGCTGGCCTCGATGACGCTGTGGCCGAAAGCATGATCACCGAAGGCGTACAAATCGACGCCGCTCGTAAATCTGTGATCGATCAGCTGGCCCAGCGCCAAGCTGCAGCCCCTACCGTTCAGCACGTTTCTGTCGTCGAAGACGCCAGCGACAAGCGTCAAGCCTGTCTTGAGGCAGCTCTTGAGGCCCGCGTGGGTCTTGGTGAGTGGACCGATCAGGCCAAGTCTGAGCGCTCCTCCTCCATGCTGGACATGGCAAAGGAAAGCCTCAGCCGCTCTGGTGCCAACGTTGTTGGAATGTCTAAGAGTGAGATCGCACACCGCGCGATGCACTCCACCTCTGACTTCCCTCTGTTGCTGAGCAACATTGCCCGCAAGTCGCTGCAAGGCGCTTATGAGGCAGAGGCCCAGACATGGCGCCCCCTGGCACGACAGCGCAACCTTCCCGACTTCCGTCCTGTCTACGAGGTCCAGGTCAATGGGCAGATCGTGCCCGAGGAGCTGCTTGAAGGTGGCGAATACAAGGCCGCCACAATCTCCGAAGCTCAGACCAGCTGGAGCCTGAAGAGCTACGCGAAAAAAATCCGCGTGACTCGTAATCTGATCATCAACGACGATCTGGACGCGCTTTCTCGCATCCCCCAGATGATCGGACGCGGCATGAGCCTGTTCGAGTCGAACCAGATGTGGGCGCTTCTGACTTCTAACCCCACCATGGGCGAAGACAGCAAAGCACTGTTCCACGCTGATCACGACAACAGCGGAACCGGCGCCATCTCGGTGGATGCCATCTCAGACGCTCGCTTTGCTCTTCGCAATCAGAGCGATCTCGCAGGCAATCGAGTAAACCTGGGCGCCAAGTATTTGGTGATTCCTACCGCGCTTGAGACTGACGCTGAGCAGTTCCTGGCCCCGTTCACCCCTGCCCAGATCGGCAACGTGAACCCATTCAGCGGCAAGCTGCAGATCATCGCCGAGCCTCGCTTGGATGATGCTTCCAGCTCTGTCTACTATGTGACCGCCGACCCCGCTCAGGTCGACATGCTGGTTTATGGCTATCTCGAAGGAGAGGCCGGCCCTCAGGTCACCACCCTCGACGAACGCGACCCTGATGGAACCACCATTTTGGCTCGCCTCGATTTCGGCGCTTCTGTGCTGAACCATCGCGGTTTTTACAAGTCCACTGGCGCTTGATCTAGGAGGATCTAACTCATGAAAAACTACGTTCAAAACGGCTCTAACCTGACCATCACGGCAGGTTCAGCCATCAGCTCCGGCGACTTTGTTGTCGTCGGCGATCTCGTCGGCGTTGCCGTCACTGACGCCGCAAACGGCGACAGCGTCGCTATCTCTTGTGATGGCGTATTTAGCGGAACCAAAGCAACCGGCGCCGCTCTGGCGGTGGGTGATGTGGCTTATCTAAACAGCACCGGCAAGATCACAAACACAGCCACCAGCAACGACGCTGTGGGCCTTGTGGTTGCTGTCACTTCCACCACTGTGGATGTGAAAGTGTTCGGCCGTAAGGTGGCCTGATGAGGCAGGATCTGGCAAACCGGATCCTTAGCGCGGCGACAGCGAGACTCGGGGAACCGGTCACGCTGTCCCGCGACTCTTCGAGCTATTCGCTGCGCGGAATTTTTAGCGAGCTTCACTCTGAGGTGGACATCGACACGGGTTTGAATGTCACCTCTGCAGTCCCGACGCTGACCATTAACAGCGCAGACATCGCCATTGAGCCGGCAGGCAACGACCGCGTGACGGTTGCCGATGGCAGAACTTTTATCGTTCGAGAAACACGCCCAGACGGCGAGGGCGGGATCGTTCTCCTGATGTATATGGCGCAAACAAACAACTACCTGTAAGGGGGGCGGCTGATGAGCTCATCCATGGTCGAGAGCCTGTTTCCTCAAAGGTTCTATGGCGCGAGGGTTCACCCGCGCAAAACAATTCGCGACGCGATCCACCATCGGCTAAGCACGCCAGTGAATCCGCTCGCTCAGCTTTCAGAGCACAAATACTGGACCCCAGCCGGGCCAAACGTCTTTCAGCGCAAAGAGGTTCAGATCGAAATCGGAGATATGCCGCTTATCTTGCTCAGGTATCAAGGCGAGCGAGTCCTAGAGCGGTCGAGGTCTGGATGGGATGGCTACGACCTGCGCCAGATCGACATGAGTTTTGAGCCGTATGTTCTGGTCACCCCTGGGCAATCAGCAGAAGAAAAACTCGATGAAATGAGTTTTTTTATCGAAGCTTGCATGAACGGTTTCGACCTGGGCCAGTACAGCACCGAGGCGCTTTTGGCCTCGACTGAATATGAGAGCGAGTTTGACAACTCTCAACCAATAGCGGTTGGCTCGCTAGCCTTCGAGATAAAATACATGTGTCCACGCCTTGGGGTCGATTTCGGCTTATGGGATCGTGACGATGCGTGCATCAACAACACCGGCCTGGACCCTCAAGTTCAGACCGTAGTTGTCCGAAACAATTTCGGAACTGAGACCTACACCCACCCCGAAGATTTTTAGGAGACCTCACCATGGCAAAAAAAACAGCAGTGAAAGAACCCGCAGCGGGAAAGGCTTTGATCTCAGCGCAACAGCTCGCCGATTTTATGCACCTTGAGAAAGGGCACGGCAAAAAGCTTGCTCCCTATTGCGAGGCAGCTCAGCAAATTTGCACAGCATTTGCGGAAACCGAGCTAAAAGAATCGCACGTAGCCACCATGGCGCTGCTGCATTGCGCGGTATGGCTGCAGACGACTGGAGCAAAAACGGTTGAACAGCTTCGAGATGTTCCTTTAACTGTTCGCTACATGATCATTTCAGCTGTGGAAGAAGCCAAAGCCTGATGAGCTTCTCTGTCCCACGGTCAAGCCGCAGGACTTCAGGGGTTGGAGATTATGAACTTACAGACACGGCTCGAAACATTGGGTCGCTTCTGAGGTTCGGGCAAGTCTTAAGCGTCAACCATGCCGCTAGGACTTGCAGAGTTCAAATTTCTGAAGGCTTAGAGACTGACGACCTCCCGTGGATCACACCACGGGCGGGCGGGAATGCTTTCTGGGCGGCGCCATCGATCGATGAGACGGTGTTAATCCTCAGCCCGTCTGGGGAGCTGAACAACGCTGTTGTGCTTCCGGCGCTACAGACCAATGTCAATGGGACATGGCCGTTTAGTTTTTCAGATCTTGAGTTTAAGTTTGGGCCATTAGGAGATCCCCGCGAAGGGCTTTGGCGTTGGCTGTTTTCAGATGGGGCGTTGCTGGAAAACGACCCGGCTCTCAATCAATTTCGGATCGAGCAAAAGCAGACGAGGATTCACGGCACAGAACTGATCCAGCTGCATTCAGAAAAATATATCTACGTTGAGGCTGATGAAGAACAAGGGATTGTTCACATCAAAGCCCCCATGATCAAGCTCGACGGAGACGTTCACATCGTGGGCCAGCTTCTGCAAAGCGGCCGGATTATGGGCATCGATGAAAAAGGGGAAGGTGCAAGCTCTTTAGATCTCGTCGGTGATCCGATCAATCTGAACGGCGGCGGTGGCGTGCTTGGCATTGTGTCGTCATTGGTTGGCGCAGTGGCTGGCGGGGCTTTGTCCCTGGGCACGCTGTCCAGCGTGATGGCGTCAG